GAAAGTTGAGCCCATGACTCTAAAAGCGTTAGTCCGTGAACGTATAGAGGCGGGTAAAGAAATGCCAACGGAAATTTTCGGAGTATTCTCTGAGAATAAGACTACAATAAAAAGGAGCAAATAAACATGAACCAAGTAGCAGAAAAAAAAGAAGGAGCACTGCAAACAAATTTGTTTGAAGCAGATGCAAATCAAGGAGCTCAAAACATATCGCAAGAAGATCTTGCGTTACCTTTCTTAAAAGTTTTGGGACAGCTATCTCCAGAGGTTAACAAAAGAGATGCTAAATATGTCGAGGGCGCAGAACCCGGCAAAATCATAAACACTGTTACCAATGAATTGTTTGATGAGATACAAATAGTACCTTGTCACTACAAAAGACAATACATTGAATGGCAAGATAGAGGTACCAGCACTGGTGCACCTGTTGCAATTCACGAGGCAAACAGTGATATCGTTAGTCAAACGACTAGAGATAAATCCTATAAAGATAGATTACCAAATGGTAATTATCTTGATAACACAGCGCAACATTTTGTGTTAGCTTTGGGTAAAACACCACAAACAGCATTGCTTTCTATGAAGGGCACACAATTAAAAGTGAGCAGAAAATGGAACTCAATGATGATGGGTATCAAAATGCAGGGTAAAAATGGACTTTTTACTCCGCCTACATACAGCCACATTTACAATCTAAAAACTGTTCAAATGTCTAACGACAAAGGAACATGGTTTGGTTGGGATGTAACTAAGGTTGGACCAGTTTCAGATAAAAGTATCTACGACATGGCAAAAAATTTTGCTGTGAGTGTAGGTAAAGGTGAGATTGAGGCGAAGCATGGTAATAACGAGGCAGACTCGAAACAACCATACTAACAATATCCTAGGTAGTGGGCGCCGAAGCGAGAGGGGAAGCGCCCACTTTGCATTATGATTGAGAAGTTTAAAAAAATATTCGATGGATTAGAGGAGAGGTTTGGCTACCACGTACTTGATCAAAGTAATGGTGATGGTAAAAAATCAGGCACATCTTTTACTTCTTCATATCCACATACAGATGAAATGTGGAAATCACATTTAGAAGGCACAAAATTTAATGTTAAAACTAAAAACAAAATAATACAGGCAGACAGTTTAGGTTTATGTCCAATTAAAAGCAACAGCACTTGTACATGGGGTGCAATAGATTTAGATGAATATAGGCCAGACGTTAAAGAATTATTTAAAAAAATAAAAAGTTTAAACGTACCTTTTATACCTTTTAAATCAAAAAGTGGTGGTATTCATATTTACATATTTTTAACAGAACCTGTGCCAGCTTTATTGTTAAGAGAAAAACTACATAGCATAAAAAATATATTTGGTGATTGTAAACCTGACAAAATATTTCCGGTACAAAAATATCTTAATTTAGAAAAAGGATCTGCAGGTAGTTGGATTAACTTACCATACCATAATTACAAACAAACAACCCGATATATGATTAAGGAGGGTGGCGGCTTTGCCACTCTTGAGGAGTTTTTTGAACACTACGAAAGAAATAAAGTCACTCCCTCACAATTAAAAAAATTAAAATCAAATATAGACGAAGGAGATCCAGGTGACTGGTTTAAAGATGGGCCTCCTTGTATGCAAGCGTTAGCTTCATTTGGAGTCCCTAAAAGTCAAAGAAATGAAGTTTTATTAGACATGACTAGATATATAAAACAAAGATATCCTGAAGAATGGAAAGATAAAACATTAGAGTATAATAAAAAATTTTTTGAACCAGCAGGCAAAGGTATGAGTTTTAGTGAAGTGAGTAATGTAATTGGCTCAAGAGATAAAAAAGATTATGTATATAGATGTGATCAAGACTGGTTAAAAAGTTTTTGTAATAAAGAAGAATGTATAAAAAGAAAATTTGGTATTAGCGGATCTCTTAATAGTGAATTAGTTTTAGGACCATTATCTTACGTAACATCAATACCTAAAATGTGGTATCTAGGATTTAATGGCGAAGAGGTAAGACTCTCATCAAAAGAATTAGTAAAACAAGATTTAGCAAGAGAATCTGCTACAGAACAAACTGGTAAAACTCCACCTAAAATTAAAAACTGGGATATGCAATTAAGAGCTTTGCAAGAAAAAGCAACGGAAATAGATGCACCAGAAGAAAGTCTTCCAACTTTTAAATTAAAAACTACATTAGAAACTTTTTGTTACAATACTAGAGTTAGCAAAGATAAAAAGAAATTATTAATAGGTAGACCTTTTGAAGATGATACATGCATTAGGTTTACGTTTGGAGATTTTTTTAAATATTTAAAATCTGATGATTGGATTATTACATCAGATCTTACCCATCAAATGTTAAAAAAAATTAATGGTGTTGCTAGAGAAAAGTTTCACATTAAAGAAGGTGTAAAAAGATGGGTTTATGTTTTAAATAAAGAAAAATTTGAGTCTGAACCAGAAGTTCAACAAGAAGTTTCTGATTATTCAAACAAAGATGATGGTGCATTTTAATGTTAGATAAATTTTATAGAAAAAGATACAAAATACTAGGTGGTCCGGGTTGTGGAAAGACAACAAAAATATTAGAGATATTAAGTAATTACTTAAAAGGCGGTGTAAACCCAGATCAAGTTTTAATGATTGGGTTTGCAAAAGCTACAATTCAAACTTTACAAGATAGATGTTTAGATAGAAACCTTTTGGATAAAGAACAAGTTGAATCGATTACAACAATACATAAATTTTGTTTAGATAAAATAGGAAAACACAATATATTAAACTCAAGTGCAAAGAGTGAATTTAGAAAAAAATTTACAACAGATCCTAGTAGTTGGTTTATGTTAGACGATCCTAAATACGATAAAAAAGATGAAGACCCTGCGATGTGGACAGAAAAAGAAGATAAAAAATTAGCTGTTTATTACGATGTATTGAATAAAGCTCAACATGCTTATGGATCTATGTACGGTGCTTTTTGCACTAAAAAAAAATTTAAAGATGAAAGAGATAAAGTTTTAAGTTTTTTTAGAGAAAGTCTTAATGACAAATTTAAATATGTTCATACAGATCAATTAATTTATTTTTATAATGAATTAATAAGATTTAAAGACGCTAATGGGTTTGTTGATTTTGATGATATGTTATTAAAAGCATTACAGCCAACCGTTGATTTTCCTAATTACAAAATAGTTTTAGTCGATGAAGTTCAAGATCTTTCAAGATTAGAGTGGGAGGTCATATCTAAAATAGGTAGAAAAACAGAAGAATTATTTTTAGTAGGTGATGATGATCAAGCTATCTACGGATGGAAAGGATCAGATGTATCTATTTTTCAAAAGTGGCCTTGTCCTAAAGAAAATGTAATTAAACTAGAAACTTCTCACAGACTACCGGGTAAAATATACGATTTAGCTTTAGATATTAGATCAAACATTAAAATTAGATTAGGTAACGAATTTTCATGTCAAAAAAGAATAGATCCAAAAATAAAAGATGAGGGTTCTATAAACGAAATAGTTGATCTCCAAGAACTAGATAACGTAATAAAACCTGATTCCGATGTAATTTTTTGCTCAAGAGCAAAAAGAAACTGTAGGGAGTACGCTTCTTATTTAAAAGAAAAAGGTTTTGTTTTTTTAGAAAAATCTCAAACACTAGACGACAGGGGTAAGTTTAAACCTTCTTTTCCAGAAAAATGCCAGAATATTATATCATTTTGGAACTCTTTACAAGAGGGTCATTCAATACCGGGAACTGCATACAGGAAAATGGTTGAAGTTATAAAACCAGATTTTATAAAAGATAGAAAAAAAACATCACTTTTTAATAAAGACACAACCTTTCCAGAGTTATTAACTGAAGAACCGTTTACATATGAACAATTAACAAAAAAATATTTTTTAAATGCACCATTAGATAAAATGTGGCACGAAATATTTTATTTTAAAACAGATAGAATAAAAGATCCAAAAAAACCAAATGCTTTATTTAAAGATAGAGATGATTTTAATGATTATCTTTACAGATGTTGGGAACAAAATAATAATTTAAAAACAAAAATAATTTTAAGTAGTATTCACGGTGTAAAAGGTATGGAGGCTGATAAAGTAGTAATGAATGTCGAATGGGGTTACTCATTAAAAGCTTACGAAATGGGAAGTGAAAAAGAAGAGGATGAAGAGTTAAGAGTTTGTTATGTAGGTATAACTAGATGTAAAAAAGATTTATATCTATTTCAGTTACCAGGAGAAAGAACTAACCCTTTTCCACTATTAAAATTTATATAACAAAGGAGTAATAAAAATGAGTAAAGTATGGGACAAGCAGCATGGCGGGAGTCACTATCAAAAATATAAAATTCAGCCCAGTAAGTTTGTAGTAGAGAATAAGTTGCTATATCCTGAAGGTTGTGCTATTAAATATATTATACGTCATCAAGATAAAAATGGGAAAGAAGATATTTTGAAAGCAATACATTTTTTAGAAATGATAATCGAAAGAGATTATCCCACAATAGAAAAACCAAAAGAAAATTTACCAAAAGAAAAACCAAACACGTGGGGTATTAAATAATGCAAAAACCTCTTTTTAGTCCACGGTCAGAATGGTTTCCTCCTGATGACTTCCCTGATTTATCTAAATACGATGAGATATCAATTGACTTAGAAACAAAAGATCCAGATTTAAAAACCAGAGGTTCTTCGTCAATGCGAGGACAAGGCAATGTTGTAGGTATTGCTATAGCAGTAAAAAACTGGGCTGCATATTATCCAATAGCTCATGAATCTGGACCAAACTTAGAACGTAAAAAAGTTCTTGGTTGGTTTCAAGATGTTTTAAAAACAAATGCAAATAAAATATTTCACAATGCAGTATATGATTTGTGTTGGATACATAGACTAGGGCTCACGGTCCACGGAAAAATTATTGACACAATGATAATGACTTCTTTAGTTGATGAAAACAGATTTAGATATGATTTAAATTCTGTAGCTAATGACTACACAGGTTTAGGTAAAAATGAAGCTGCATTACAAGAAGCTGCAAGAGAGTGGGGTATAGATGCAAAATCTGAGATGTATAAACTACCTGCGATGTATGTAGGTGAATATGCAGAAAGAGATGCTGAAATAACTTTAGCATTGTGGCAAGAATTAAAAAAAGAAATTAAATTACAAGAATTAACTTCTATAGCAGAATTAGAATGTAATGTTTTACCTTGTATTGTTGATATGAAAATTAAAGGAGTTAGAGTTAGTGAGTCCCAAGTTGATTTATTAGAAACAAAACTTAAAAAACAATATGCAATCGAGATAGATAGAATACATAAAGATACGGGTATTTATCCTGAAGTTTGGGCGGCAAAAAGTATAGAGAGTATTTGTAATAAACTAGGAATAGATGATTTTGACAGAACGGAAAAAACACAAAAACCATCTTTTACAAAAAATTATTTAAAAAATCATAGAAATAAAACTTTAAAAAGAATTGCAAAAGCAAGAGAGCTAGACAAACTAAGTAATACATTTTTAGAATCTTTTAAAAACTTTGTATACAATGGTAGAATACACGCAGATATACATCAATTAAGAGGGGACTTTGGAGGCACTATAACTGGGAGACTATCTTATTCAAATCCTAATCTACAACAATTACCTAACTACACCAATATTGGTATGGGTATTAGGTCTATATTTATGCCCGAGGAAGGCCATAGATGGGGTTGTTTTGACTATTCTCAACAGGAACCTAGGTTGGTAGTACATTATGCTTTAGCTACATTAGGGACTACTGGAGTAGCATCTATTGCAGATAAATATGACGAAGCACGTGAGAACCCAGATGATGCAAATATTCAATTAGCGGCAGACTTTCATAGCATGGTAGCTGATATAGCTAACATACCTAGAAAACAAGCTAAGACTATTAATCTTGGTTTATTTTATGGTATGGGAAAAACAAAACTACAAGAACAATTAGGTGTGACTGAAGAAAAAGCAAAAGATTTATTATACACATACCACGGTGCAGTTCCTTTTGTTAAGCAACTTATACATCATACTATGAACAGGGCCCAAGAAAGAGGTTGGATTAGAACTGTTCTTGGTAGAAAATGTAGATTTAACATGTGGGAACCAGCAACGTTCGGTATGCACAAGCCACAGACTTTTGAAGAAGCATCTTTAGAACACGGATCACGGAACATAAAAAGAGCTTTTACATACAAAGCCTTAAATAAATTAATACAGGGTAGTGCGGCTGATATGACAAAGAAAGCCATGATAGATTTAAAAAATGAAGGTTTGTTACCAATGATACAGATACACGATGAGTTAAATATATCATTTGAAAATAATAAACAAGCTGATAGAATTAAAGAAATAATGGAAGAAGCTGTTTCATTAAAAATTCCTAACAAAGTCGATTTTGAAGACGGTGAATGTTGGGGTGATATAGTAAATAATAGGGAGGAAGAACCTGATGAGGGTTTCTTCTAAACATGAAAAATTATGGCTTACTTAAATGCAAATATTCCTGTAGAATATGCACAAATAAAAAGGGAGTATTTATATGATCTTAAAA